TCATTCGAACTAGATGATCTTCAAGAGCTCCACCTTCGATATTATCTTCCAGTGACTCTGTTGAAACTTCCCAATCCAGACGGATCTTCTTTGTCGTTAGCTCAACCTTTGTGAAAGTTGCTCCAGCGTTAGTGTACGTTCCCAATGCCTGAGATGCTGCGCGAATTACGCGCTCTCCAACGTTAACCTTTTCGATTTCCATCGTATTGGCTCTCATTGTGACCCTGCGGCCATCCTTGGCAAGAACTGTTGCGTCCCAGACGTAATCAATAAATCGATTAGCTTGTTCTGGGTTAAGAATTCCACCAGCGACTCCTGTTGGGTTTACGGCGTTGGGACCTGTAGTTACTCCATAGCTAGCGAGGGGGATATTTCCCACTGCACCTGCTGCTGGATCAGTTACTCCTCCAATTCCACCCGATGCTACTGAACCTTGACCCTGGTAAAGACCGGGGTTGTCGTGTCCATATTGACCAGATCCGCTTGGTTGATTCTTTTCGATTGTAGTGTCTTCATTTTCTTCTGACATTGTTTTTCACCTCCATTATTTCTTTTATTTTTAGTTAAATAGGTCGGACTTCGTGAGGAAACGACCGCCCCATAGGGCTTTCTGAGCCTTTTCAAAAATTGGCTCCTGCACGACCTCTCCAAGGTCGCCAGACTTGCGGAAAGCAGTATCTTTTTCTACTGCATCTACTCGCTTTCCAAAATCATTTTTTACTGATTCAACATCACTTCTGACACCAGTTACTGTCTTATTGAGTTCTTCTACCTTCTCATTAAGAGACTTGATCGTGTCAGCAAGCAGGTTGAATGTAGAGTGGATTTCATCAACAAGTGCCTTTGTTGGCTCCAACTTATCGTCATCGCCTTCTTCAGAACTCACTTCTTCTTCCTCGTCAGTAGAATTCTTTTCCATTTCCTCTGAGACCTTTTCAGTGTCCTCTTCAGGCACCTCATCCTCAACTATTGATTTTTCAACTTCAGATTCATGGGACTCTTCTACTTCTGATTCAATAGATTTTTCCACAACAACTTCTGCTGCTGCTTCTTCTGCATCTTCTGTTTTAATTTCATCGTTATTCATTTTGCTTACCTCCTTTGCATCTTTTTTGACAGTAGAAAGAATAGACTTCACTACTTCTGCCTTTTGTGCGTCATTAGTCTCAACGAAACCAATATTACTCATATTCTTATCGCATCTAGGACAGTCTGATGAATTTTCAGAGCTTAGCTGAACTACATTATCATCGTTACACCAAAATACGTTTTCAATGAGAGCTTTTAAGAGATACCCCCCTGTATTATTCTTTTCAATACTAATTACATTAGCGTATTGATTAGCGGGATTGTCTACAAGAGAAAGTTCAAAGAGATCATACTCTTTAATTGTCCTTACGGACTTATCCATTTCCTCGTTGTAGTTATCTTCATAGTCTTTTACTTTCCCCCCGATTGAGAAGCCTGTAAGGGTTCCATCCAACACCTTTTCCCATGTGTCCTGGGCACCCTTGCTAACATATGTAGAAACAAATATTCCGTTATAAGATTTATCTGTTTCTGGGTCATAAAAGGTATCCTGCTTGAATGAAATAAGCTTTCCTACAGCCTTTTTTTCATCATGCATCTCCCTGATATTATTCCTAAAACCGCTAAATGCTCCAGCAGATGCCTCTGCTGTTACTATGTCCCCTTGACGATCTATGGAATCCATGGTTGCCCAGCCAGATACCGTTCTTTTTTCTATATCTATCTTTGTAAAGGGCATAGACATCTTAAGATCTCTATTCTCAACATTAAAGTTAGCTTTATTTATTGTAGACATATTATTTATATTATAACAGTATTTTTATAAAACTGTTATAATCCCTTCCTTCCTTCTCCCTGAGCGTTTCTACCAGTTGTTGTGGTAACGCTGTCAGAGTTATTACTTGTTCTTTCAGAATCTCTTTCTCTGTTTTGAGCAGTGTTCGCTCTTTCATCTGAAGCCTGCCTTGCAGATAGCTCAAGGGGCTTGCCGCCAGTACCGTCTGGTCTTGATGGCATATTGATCTTTTCCCTTGCCTCGTCTGGTAGAAGTATCTGAGTTTTAACAAATCTTTCAAGAATCTGAGACTGGGCCATTTCGTCAGTAAGGGTGAGTTCGTTAAACTTAAGGTCAATCAGATCAGTCTTAGTTTTTATAATCTTTGACACTATCTTCTCAACGTATCTTTGTGCTGGACGAGTTACTTGCTCCTTGAATGTTCGATCTTGTGCCATTGCTGCTGCCAGTCCACCAGAGTCTACCCCTCCCAGTTTGGATAGGGGCACTTGGTGAGCCATTAAAATATCATTACGATTCTTTTCACGGTATGCATCAAATGATGCCTCTTGCACGTTTGCTTCAATGGGCATCATCTCAAACTCTATCTTATTTCCTTCTTGATCTGGAGGAAGTGGAACATAGAGAGTTCTGTGATTTTGTCCTTTTAGTCCCGTTTGTAGGAACCTAAACAGTCTATCTTCTGATTCTGCATCTAGTCTAGCCCCCTTCACAACAACAATGTATCTTGGAACAGCCTTGTTCTCAAAGTAGTCAATGTTGTATTGTGATGCCAACTGGTCTCCCTTAAGAGACAGGTATGCAGAAATAATATCTGGTACCCCGTAAAAAGTGTTTAGTGGAGAGTATGACTTAAAATGAATAACCTCGTTTGGGCGGGGGTCGACTGTAATTGGATTTGGATTTATTGCATTAAAGTTACGGAAGTAAACAACCTTACCGCTAATAATTTGAGTAAACCCATCTCTTAGTCTACGAACCCTCATTGTTGTTGCTGGAATGTGTCCAATGTAACCAATTTCTCCCGTTACGGATCTTCCAACTTCCAGGTATGCATTACCAACTGATTCTAAGTCAATGTCAATCTTTTCCATTGTTGTAATAAAGCTGTCGTCATCATTAAGGCTTTCAGTCCACTCCATTGCATCCCCCTTGATGCGCTCTAGTCTTTTCTTGGCCTTAAGTCTGGCACTTTCGCTCTCTATATTCTCCATACGAAGAATAACGTCTTTCGCTGTTTCGAATCTGTACCCAAGACCGACCGTATTTGATACCTTTGCATCAATTGCGGCATGGTTGGCGAAGTTGGTATCATAAAAATTTGCAAGTTCATACAAGTTGTATGGAGGGGTGATTACGTCAAAAAGTCCGTACCCATTTCTAAAAACTTCTCCTGGATTTAGTTGTTTTGATTCTGCATCGTCTATTCCTCTTGCCCTTACTCCAGCAGTATTTGCATAGGGGTCGGCCACACGACCATCGGCGGCAATAGGAATGTTTATAGATTTTTCAAGTTTGTTTTCTACTCTAGTTGTTCTTCTTTTAAAATTTGTGTTTAGTCCATCAAGAACTTTTAGTTCGTCCCACGACTTGTTGAAAATATCCTTTTCTGAGAAGGTTGTGTCCATCTCAACCTCGTCGGAGTATTTAATGACAATTCTTTGCTCTTCCATTACCCTTGATCTCCATGTCTCTTTAAAGTTTGTTGTGCATCATATACCGCACCCATATCGTTTACATTTGGAATTAATCCACTTTTCATCCTGTTCATCTGTTCTTCATATTCGTCTTCTGTGGCCCTTTTGATTCCTGCATAGAACCAAGGACTTCCTTCTGGCTGGCCGTAATGTTCTGCAGACTTTCTGAGTTCTGAGATTTTTGAAATATCATTCCTCATTGAGGGGATGTTCAACATGTTTCCTTCGCCATCAGCAAACAGGTGTCCTGTGGGAAGTCTCCAAAAATACAGCCCCCAATCATATGCCTTATCAATTACGGTGGCCTTAGATTTGCCAATTTGTGATTTTTTTGTATTACTCATGGTTAGATTATACCAGACTATGCTGGTTTATTGACCAAGCTTAACCACGTTTGATCAGCAAACACGGAAAAGTTGTCACTAATAAATGAAATTCCAGTGTTGTCGTCTATTGTGACAATGTTTGTTCCCATATAAGTCTTATATATTTCTTTTGGGGTAATATTAAACTCTTGGCTCTCTCCAGATACATAGATGTCTTTCCACTTATTTGGGCTGATTAGAGTTCCATTCTGATCATACCAATACTCCCAATCAACAATGTTCGATGGAATATGATCCTGACCCCCATATAGAATTTCCTGCCAAGTTCTTGGAATTATTACGGTGGCCTGATTAAGTCCAGTTGACTTGAAGAAGGATACGTTGTTGTATGTACACCCAGACAACAAGTTTAGTGACCCCGTATATCCACCTATTTCTGCGGGGGTATCAAACAGAACGGCTACGGAACTCCATTCATTTTTAGATAGGTATGGATTTATTGTTTTAATTCCATTTTGGTAGAATGTTATTCCAGAATATTCAATCTTTGTTGCTTGGTCTCTTGCCAATAACTTAAACCTTGTCGCCGTTTCGTCTGGATCTACAACAAACTCCACAACCACATCCTGGTACAGTAAATTAAATATAGCCTGAGATGTTTCTATTGCTTGAAATTGATCATACTTTAAGAATAGTTGAAATGCGCCCAACAGATAGTTTTCTGATTTAGAGTTATTTATCGGTACCGAAACCCCATACTCTTTTTCTGGGCTCCTTTCGAGAACCCTGATGCCACTATTTTCTGTAATGTATAAGTATGGAAGGTTGTCCTTGTTTATCATTACTGGGTTTTTTGATTTTCCACTATAA